GAACAGCGCAGCACAGTCTTCAGCTAGACTGTGAGTCGGGCGTTGGGCTATCCAACGGGCAGGGCAGTAACCCGCAAGTCATGCTGCGCTGGTCCGACGACGGCGGCCACACATGGTCAAATGAGCATTGGAAATCAATGGGTAAGGCTGGCGAATACGGCAACCGCGTTATTTGGCGGCGGCTGGGCATGACCCAAAAGATACGCGACCGCGTATATGAAGTGTCTGGCACAGACCCGGTCAAGATAGCGATTGTTGGCGCGGAGCTAATCTTGAGCCCGACCAATGCGTGAAAATACGACGCAAATCCCCGCCTCGCGTGTTCCGATCACGTTTACGGAACTTATCTCGCGTGAGTGGTATCGGTTCCTCTACAATATCTTTGCGATCCTCGGAAGCGGGTCGCTAAGATTTGGCGCGTTTCATAGCAGCGTGTCGCAACCGCTCGTCGCGGCCGGTGTCGCGCAGACTATCACTTACAGCGCCACGGACATCTCAGCGGGCGTGTATGTCGGAACGCCAACGTCCAGGCTGTATGTGGATAGGCCGGGCGCGTATAACTTTCAGTTTTCTTTACAATTAATTAGCCGAAATCCGGCAACTAAATTTGTCTATATATGGGCGCGGATTAACGGCACGGACGTGCCAGATTCCGCCACCAAAATCACCATGCAGGGCAATAACGACGCTTATGTTGCCGCGTGGAATTTTGTGCTAAGAATGAACACGGGGGATTATTTTGAACTCATGTGGTCTGGAAATAATCCTAACATAGAAATACTGGCTGAAGCGGCAGCGCCACCATATCCTAGTATCCCCTCGGTCCTTATGACCGTATCATGTAACATAGGTGAATAATGGCGGTCCTTACACCAGCCCCCAAGATGCAGTTCTTCGACATCAATGGCGAGCCTTTGGTGGGCGGGAAAGTCTATACTTATGAGGCCGGCACGACGACGGGGTTGGCGACATATGCGGACAGTAGCGGCACGTCAGTCAATCCGAATCCGGTTATCCTGAACGCGCGGGGCGAAGCTCCGATATGGCTCGGCGCGAACATTTATAAGTTTAGGCTTACCGACGCCAACGACGTCGAAATCTGGACGGTAGATTACATTTCCGCGCCGATCTCGGGCGTCTCTCCCGTGCTTTCGGGAAACGTCGTTATTGAATCAAATTCGTCCAACCCAGCCTTGAAGATCACCCAGACAGGGTTTGGATTGGCGTTGCGCGTTCAAGACGCCGTTGACCCTGATCTTACGCCCTTTGCCATCGACTCGAACGGCAACGTGGGCATCGGCACCGCTAGCCCAGTAAGCGCCCTTGAAATTGCGGCTCCTGGCGTCTTTACCGGCGCGTGGGCCTATCTTCCGGCCGGCACGACCATGTTGTTTGCGCAGACCGCTGCGCCGACCGGCTGGACCAAGTCCACAACGCATAACAACAAGGCGCTGCGCGTTGTGTCGGGGGCGGCCGGCACGGGCGGCACGGTGGCTTTCACGACGGCGTTTTCGGCGTCGCGCGGGCTTTCTGGTTCGACAGACGGGCATATCTTAACGATTGCTCAGATACCAGCGCATGACCATTTGTATTCAACCATAGGCGGCGGCGCGGTGATTGGTGCGGCCACGCCTGCGTATGCAACAGGCGCCTCAACTACAACCAGCTCTACTGGCGGCGGCACGGCGCACAGTCATACGCTGGCGGCCGGATCGGTTAATCTCGACGTTCAGTATGTCGACGTGATTATCGCGGTGAAAGACTGATGGAACTAAAAAACGGCTCTTTTTGCCCGCTCATTAAAAAGGACTGCGTGCAGTTAAAGTGCGCGTGGTTCACGATGCTGCGCGGCACCAATCCGAACACCGGCAAGGAAGTCGACGAATGGATGTGCGCTATTACCGCCATGCCTATGCTTCAAGTTGAGGTTGCTAAAGAGACGCGGCAGGGCGCGGCGGCGACTGAATCGTTCCGTAATGAGGTTGTGGCGTTGAGCCAGCCTGTCCAACGAATGCGGCTTGTCTGATGACGACGCGGGTTGTCGAAAACCGTGATTTGGCGTTGAAGATCGGTTACGCGGCAACCGATTGGAACTATCCAATCACGTTTGATGAGCATGCAAGCCGCGCTGAAGGTTGGGAAGTTCGGCTTATTGAAAGAGACGGTAATCCAATTGGGGCCATTTTTGAAAAAGACGGTGAAGTCCACTGTTCCATATTGCCAGAATGGCGGCGGCGATGGCTCACTAAAAGTCTTTTAGGCCAGATCACTAACACCCCCAAGTTCCATACGCGAGTGGACGACGGGCATGACTATATGTATGGTATTCTAGAGCGTTTGGGCATGACGCGCGGTCCTGACGGCGTTGTGAGAAAGGTATCATAATGGGTTGGGGTAAAGCGGCGGAAGCCCAGACGCAGGGCATTCAACAGAGCATGATGGCTCAAATGCTAGCGGCCCAGCAGGCCGCGCAGGCGCTTCAGCAGAGCCAGAAACAGGCTGAGGTCGCCTATCAGCCCTATCAGCAGTTTGGCACGGAAGCCACTAATAGACTGGCTGTCCTTATGGGGCTTCGCCCTGGCGAGGAATCCGGCGCGCTCATGCAACAGCCCACTATTGCGCAGCTTCAGATGGACCCCGGTTACGCATTCCGTGAGCAGCAGGGAATGCAGGCCGTTAACCGTTCCGCCGCCGCAGCAGCAGGGCTTCAGTCGGGTTCAGCGTTAAAGGCGGCGCAGCGGTTCGGGCAGGACATGGCCAGCCAGGAATATGGCAATGCCTACAATCGGTTCATGCAGAACCGTCAGAATCAGATTGGGCTGCTTCAGGGCGGCGTCGGAACGGGTTTTGGCGCGGCGCAGGGCATCGGCAACGCGGCCATGAACACCGGGACTAATCTGGCGAATGTATATGGTAATCTGGGCCAAGGATTGGGCCAAGGTTACGCGGATGCGGGCGCGGCGCGGGCTAGTTCTTATATGGCTCCAACAAACATGCTTGCACAGGTTCTTGGCCAAGGCATCCAAGCCGCCGGATACGCTTACGGACGGAGACCAGCGTAATGGTTGTTCGATATACTCCTACGCCGGAATTTCAGTTTCCGAACGTGAATTTCCTTGGCGCAATGGCGCAAGGAGAAGCGTCGCGGCTCCAAGAGTTGCAACAGGAAAAACTGGCGCAGCAACTTGAGCTTCAGAACAAAGCGGCCGTATATGCGGCCAATAGAGACGCGCGCGCGGCTGAAAAAGAAGAGCAAGAAAAGCTTAACCGTGAATTTGATCTCGCGGCTAAATACAGAGATCAATTTAACACGGAGGTTTCTAAGCTCAACCCTCGTGCGCCTAATTTTCAAGCCGGCTATGATGCACTCTTGCAAAAATATACGCCGCTTGCCCCCACTTTGATGGCTAATGTGCCTAAAACGCATACGCCAGAGTCGTGGCAATCTTTTATTAGTAGCCATGATGACCTTATGAAACAGCTTTCGCCGACCGAAACTGAAACGGTCGTTGACGGCGTGCGCGGCAAAGCTCTGTTCAGAACAGACCCTTTTACGCAGCAGCGGACTATGGTGGCGGATTCATTTGTTCCCGCAAAAGAAAAATGGTCGCCTGTTCGCAGCGAGAAACAAACAATTGAATATTATCAAAATGAATCGGGCACAAAAATATTAACGCCCGAAGAATATAAAGCTATGGCTACATCTCAGGCTCAACCCATAGCATCACGCGGGCAAGCAGGCGCGTTTCAAACGCCGGTTGCTTTAACGCCGCCCGCTGCGGAGCCTATGAGTCTCGTTAATCAGGCTAAGCAAGGCGTCGCCAAAGTTGAAAGCGGCGGCAATTATGGCGCTATTGGCCCTGACGTTAAGCGCAAAAGCGGCGCGGTTGATAATGCCTATGGCAAGTATCAGGTCATGGGCGCGAACATTCCGTCGTGGACCAAACAGGCTATTGGCCGCAGTCTCACCCCGCAAGAGTTCTTGCGTGACAAAGACGCGCAAGAAGCCGTTTTTGAAGATCAGTTCAAACGCAACATTGCTAAATACGGCTCGCTTGAAGACGCCGTATCGGTCTGGTTTTCGGGCCGTCCGTTGGCGCAGGCCGCAAAAGCCGGCGCACGCGACGTAAACATGGGCGTTAGCGACTATGTCAGTAAGGTCATGGCTGGTAGCGTTGGCCCTTATCAGGCCAATAAAACGGTGCCTTTGACAGGCGAACGTCCGTCGCTCAGAGCGCTACCGGCTGAACCTATTAACGCGCTCGCGCCGTCTGTTGCGCCCGTAAATGCTTTTGCCGCGCCGGCCTCTGCAATGCCGGTTGTGCAACCGCCTATTCCTTCTATGGCTGCCGCGCCTGAAGATACTGCCGTGCGGCAACAGAAGTTTATTGCTACCGCGCCTCTTGGCCAGACGGCCAAATACAAAAGCAAGGTTGAACTTGAGAATATGCTCACCAATTTTGGCAACGAGATAGAATATCTCGCTGAGCAAGGCGGTGTGCCTAGCGTCAAGAACGCACCGGCTAAGAACGCGGAAATCTCCGCCGGCTCATCGTGGCTTGGTCAGGCGTATGGCCGCTTCACGGGTTCTCCAATTCAATCAACCCGCGATACGGTTGATAGCATCCGGCAAAACCTTGTGTCGGTCTTGGCACGTGCAACGGGCAAAACAGCGCAAGAACTTAACTCTAACTTTGACGTCAAGAACGCCATTAAGGCGCTCGGCGATCCGAAGGCGACGGTCGAGTCTGTTCGCGCCACGTTAAATAATCTCAACAAAACATTTGGCACAAATGTAGATATTTCCGGTTCTTCGGCTAAGTCTGAAAGCCGTCGACAGATTGAAGCGGCCAAAGCGGCTCCTTCAGAAGCGGCTGGCATCCCGCCGGCGGCGATTGAAGAGTTGCGTGCTAATCCGGGCACAGCAGCGTTGTTCGACGAACATTTTGGCACGCCTGGCTTGGCCGCAAAAATCTTGGGGCGCTAAATGGAAAACCCCTATGCAAAATATGGCAAGCCTTCGGAAAACCCCTACGCAAAATATGGCAAGCCGGAAGATTTGACACTTGGCCGCGCGGCGGAAGTCGCCGTCGGCGAGGCGTTGCCGACTGCGGCGGCGGCAGGTCTAGGCGGGTTAGCTGGCGCGGCGCTTGGCACGGCGGCGCTTCCGGCGGCGGCGTTAGGCGCAACTGCGCTTGGCGCGGCGGAACTGGGCACGTCGCTTTACAATCTAGCCGCGCCGACCTTTGGCGCGCAGCCAATTCGCACTCCGGTTCAAAGATTCCAAGAAACTTTTACGCCGTCTTACATTCCTAAGACTGCCCGGGAAAAAGTCGAGGCCGGTTTAATTGGCGGCGCTCTTGGTGGATTTACGCAAGCGCGAGGCGCTAACGCTCTGTTGCGGTATCTCATGCCCGAAACGCGGGGGGCTCGCATTGCCGAAGGTTTTGCAGCGGGTCCAGCAGCACAAACAGCCGCTGGCGCTGTCGGCGGGGCTGCGCCTGAGTATTACAAAGAAGTCGCAGGCGGCCAGAACCCTTATTTTCAATTTGGTCTTGGCGTGCTAGGCGGCGGCATGGGCGGCCGCGCTATGGGGGCCATTGAGCGTGGCGTAACCGGAGCGATCCCGACGCTGGCGCAAAATATTGATCTTGGCGCAAAAGAAATGGGCCAAACGGCGCGTAATCTGCGTGCTGAAGCCTATTCATCGGGCGCTAAATACGACGCTTCGGCCTACGATTCGCTTGTAAGCAAAATGGCTCAAGACTTTGCGGACCAATATCAATGGGGCCCGGCTAAAAAATCGCGGTTTGGGGCCATAAACGATGTTATGACCGACTTAACTTCGGCCACGGGTAAAGACGTGTCTATGGCAGACATACACGGTCTGCGCAAAGACGCCGGCGCAGTATTCCAAAATCCTAACGCTACGGAAATCGAAAAGGCTATGGCGCATGATGTCATAGATCGCATTGATCTGTTCCGTAACGAGCCCATGAACGCAATTCCCGGCAAGGAGTTAGCGGCGGCTAAAGGCACGTCAGACCTTACTAAGTCTATAGAGGCTGATGCGCGGCTGTTTAGAAACGCCGATGTTCAAGCGGCGATGACCGCCGCTAAAGAATCTCCTAATTTTGCGACGGGGGTAAAACAACAGTTTACGGCGCTTAAAAAATCAGGCGCGTATAAATCTTTTACGCCAGAGCAACAAAAAATAATTGATGATCTAGCCAAAGGCCGCACGTCATCAAGCGCGATAAATTTTATGTCCGCTTTTGCCCCTAGCTTTAGTAAAACAGGATTAGCTGAAGCTGGACTCACTGTTGCGCCTTTTGCAGTCGGATTCATGCCAGACGAATACCGCGAGCGTTTTTTATTGGATGATTATGCTCGTCTTGGCGCATTAGGAGCTATCGGGGGCGCAAGTCTGGGAATGCTTGCCAAGAATAGACAGACTGCTAACGCTATGCGCGCTTCGCAGCAGCTTCAGGCAAATGTCCTTGGAAACGTAGCGCAGCCTCCGGTCAATTACGCTAACCTTCCGTCGCTGGCAACGGCCGGTGCACAAGGATTGATGTATCAAGGCCAGAACGCCATGGCCAATCCGTATGCGCGATTTACGAGGCAATGATGGTCGAATATCAAGTTCTGTTTGACATCGCTATCGGCATCATAGGCGTAATGGGCGGCTGGACACTTAACACTGTCTGGGGCGCTGTCCGCGATCTTCAAAAGGCCGACAAGGAGTTGGCCGAAAAGGTTGGCGAGATTGAAGTTCTCGTCGCCGGCCGTTACATGACGCGCGTTGAGTTCAACGACACGCTTGGCCAAGTGTTTGCCAAGCTCGATAACATCCGTGACATGCTCGCAAACAAGGCAGACCGATGAAGCTCAACGCCACCAGCATCCGCCGCATGGCCGGCGTCGACCCGCGCCTTGTCGCCGTCATGAAGGCCGCGCGCGAGATCAGCCCGGTTCCGTTTGAGATCACCGAGGGTCTGCGCACCCGCGAGCGCCAGGTCTATCTTGTCAAGACCGGCAAGTCGAAGACGATGGCCAGCTACCATCTGCGCGGCAAGGCCGTCGATGTCGTCGCTATGCCCGCCGGCAAGGTCTCATGGGACTTGGCCGACTATCGCAAGATTGCCGGGGCCGTGGCGAAGGCGGCAAAAAAGGCCGGTGTCACCATTACTTGGGGCGGGTCGTGGAAAAGCATCGTGGACGGGCCGCATTTCCAGATTGAGGGATAGCCATGATTGCCGCGACAAAACTCCTTGGCGTGATCTTCGCCGTTACGTCGATGCTGCTGGCGGCGCTGTTCGGCTTTGCCAGCACTTTGTCGCTGAACTCACCGGACGCCCGCGAGCGCCACGATGCAACAATCTCGGCTTTCTGGTCGCTCGTCGTTATCGGGCTGTGCGCCGTCCTGCTCGTCACGCTATCTGGCTGTATGTCGGTAAAAGAATTAGAGTGTCTGGCGCGCGACAATACGTCGCGGCCGTGCAACTAGGAGATTGATATGTTGACAAACTGGATGACGACGATCCCTGGCGTCCTGCTGCTGCTGCGCGTCTTGTGGGAAGCCTGGTCGACCAAGACGGTCAATTGGGCCGATCTTCAGAATGGCCTCATCGCTATCGGTCTAGTCGCCGCTAAAGATTTCAACGTGACTGGCGGCACCAAGCCCCAGGATTGAAAGCGGCAGGCTGAAATTGCCAAACCCAAGACCGTTGAAGAAACTGCTGCTGATCTTGATGCTGGCCGGTTCTAGCGGGTGCAAATCGACCAGCGAAGGATGTCCTCCGCTGGTCGACTATTCGGCAGAACGCCAGACCTTAGCTGCCAAAGAGTTACGCCGGCTCCCCGCGAATAGCGAGGTCGCTAAGCTGGTCGTCGACTATGGAAAGCTCCGCGCGGCGTGCCGGCTTTAGGTCTTTCTTGCGCTTGTAGCCAATCTCAGCCGCCGTGCCGGCCTTTGACTGAAGATAGTCCTCGGCAAACGTCGCGGCGAACAGTTCGTAGTTCACGGCGTCAATATGGCTGTCGAGATGCGTAGGAGACGCAAACGCGCGGGCGTTCTTAACGCAAGCCAGGATGATGGCGATTTCGTAAGGGTGAAAGTCTCGGCCTAGCCTTAGCGTGGCGATATCAGCGGCAAGCTGGAAATTTGACTCGATCCCGCCGTAGCCTTCGCCGCGCTGGTCAATGATCTTAGCCGCTTGGCTAAGCAGTTCGTGAGGATTCATCTATACTCTCCAAGAGTTCCGCCCGTTCGCGTAACATGCGCAGCACCGTGTAGCGTTGGTGCAACCGCACTAAGACCGTGGAGCGTCGGGTGTCCCGCTTCTCGGCTTCCAGAAGGTCCAAGACCTCCTGTTCGGTCAGATCGGCCAACCGATCATTAAGCTCTTTCCATGTCAGATAGTTCGGCAAGGGCCAACTCCGCTAAAGACTTCTTGTCGTGTAACGCGCTGAAGATACGCTCGTCAATAGTTTTATTACATATCAGCACATAACACCAGACATCTCGGGTCTGGCCGCCGCGATGCAGACGGCCGACAGTTTGTTCGAACAGTTCAAGCGACCATGGCAAAGACAGGAAGACGATTTTGTTGCCGCCGAACTGAAGGTTGAGCCCGTGGCCGGCGCTCTTGGGGTGAATGGCTAGAAGCTCTATTTCCCCTTTGTTCCAGTTCTCAACGGCGTTTTCTTCGTCTATCGTGGAGAGTTTATACCGACGCTGAAGTTCCGCGAGTTCTTCTTTGTAGTTGTAGACGATGATGGTGTTGTCGTGCTGGTTTTCGTCAAGGATGTCTCGGAGGGCGTCAAACTTGTGACGACCATACCACTGAGCAACGCCTTGGCCGTCATAAGCGAAGCCTGATGACAGTTGTTGTAGTTTCTGCGTCACCACGGCCGCCGTCGCAGCCGTGATCTCTTCATGCACATATTCCCTTTTCATATTTTCATACGGTGTGCGGTCGTCCAAGTCGCAACGCATCTCGACGACGTGGAGCGGCGGCAGCTTGTCCTTATACTCGCCAGGCTCCAGCACATAGGTCGCCGGCTTGATTGTCTCCATGACCTTGGGCAGCGCGTTCGGCAGCGGCTCCCACTGGCCGTAGTCGCGGTTCGTGCAGTAGAAATACCGTTGCAGGAACGCACCCTTGCTACGGCCAAGCAATGCTTGATCGACGACTTTGCATTGACCGAATACGTCTTCAAGGCCGTTCGACGTAAACGAGCCGGTCAGGCCCCAC